TGGATCTCAGCAGGCGTATTTCCCGCACCCGCAGCCTGAGCAGCCTGCATCATCTGTTCTTTGATCTCATCACGAATCTTTTTAAGTTCATCTTTGCTGTATTGAGGACGTCCATCTTTGCCGTCCTTTTCCCAGTCAATGTGTTCGTCTAGTAATTGGCCCAATGCGGCAAGTTCTTGCTCATCCATGTCGTTAAAAATTTCGTCATAGATTTGTTCAGTGCTTTTGCCGTAGTGTTTAGCATCGTGGAAAATTTTAATGCCTTTAGGACTGTCGCCAATTCGATCACGAACAAGAGTACCGTTAACGCTAAAGTCTGCCGCGGCATTCCAAATACGTGGATCGCGACCTTCAACCCTTAACATGTGTTCAAATACATTGTGTAAGATTTCGTGAGCTACAACAAACTCAACTTCTTTAACACTCATCTTTTCAAAAAACTCACGATTAAAATACAAGTGACGCCCGTCTGTGGCGGCAGTCATGCACCAATCGCTAGCTTCCTCAATCTTAAGACGAGTAGCCATGTTGCCAAAAAATGGATGACGAAGAAGTAGTCCAACACGGGCTACTACAATTTTGTCGATGACTGGATCTAGTTGAGTCATAATTTGCTCCTGTTTATATAGTATATATTATAACAGGGTCCGAAGACCCTGTCAAATGGTGCTACAACCAAATTAACGCTTCTCAGTAGCGGCAGCAATGAAGCGACCGTATTTGGCATGGAAGTCATCAAAGCATTTGATCTCGTCTGGATCCAGCGGCAATTGATATTGGGTAAGAGCAAGTTTAGTACCCATAACAACCAATTCAGTTTCAAAATTATTCATCATAAATTCGAAGAAGCAGTTAACCTGATCGTTCCAATCTTTGACATTCTTGTCAGCGGCATCTTTGAGCTCATAGCACAATGACACAGTCAAAGAGTACATGGCACTGATTTCTTTAGTGTCCATCTTCTTAACTTTGCCCTTAAGGATGTCTGTAGGATCAGGAAGTTTAGACGCAATCTTGCGATGAGCCATAAACTTAACAGCAAGACCTTCACCAACTGCACCTGCAACCAGATCAGTTAACGTGCCAACATCCTCATCATCGTCAAACAACAGCTCAGACACAAAAGTCCAAGAGCGGGGAGTAGCAAATGCACGACTAGCGGCCTTTGGATCAAAGTCGTACAAGTCTTTCTTGCTGAAGGTCAAAAAGCCTACAACGTCTTTATGGATACGGTTCTCAGTAGCCCAAGTAAAGTAGTCTTCCCAATCCACTTTCATTTCCAAGTGAACGAAACGGTTAGCCAACGGAGCAGGCATACGATAAGTAACGCCCTTGTCAGTTTCACGGTTACCGGCAGCAACAATGAGTACATTGTCTGGCAACTTGTAAGTACCAACACGACGATTCAAAACCAACTGATAAGCCGCTGCCTGTACAGCAGGAGCCGCAGAGTTCATTTCGTCCATGAACAAGATGATCTTGTTATGCTTTGCTGCCATTTCGGCATCAGGCAATTCAATAGGAGGAGCCCAAAGCATCTTGCTTTGATTGGCATCAAAATACGGAATACCTTTGATGTCAGTGGGTTCCCAAAGACTCAAACGGATATCAATAACATGAGCGTTGAGTTCCTCGCCCATTTGTTTGACAATATCTGACTTGCCAATACCCGGAGGCCCCCAAAGGAACAACGGACGATTGGCTTTAAAGGCACGGCGCAGACTCTTTTTAGCGGCCTTTGGGCCAACGGTACGTGAACTAATTTCGCTCATAAAAACTCCTAGTTAGGTTAAACACTTGATAGAACTAACTGTCTATGTATCTATTATAGTGTCATTGCTTCTAGTTGTCAACGCCTTTTTGGGGGATTTAGTCGTTTTGAGCAATATGTTTTTGATTATTTATGGCCTTGATAAGTCCATATTTTCGAATGTCATCTGAAAACATGTAGAGTTCAAATGCTTTTTTCTCGTTAAAAACGGTAAGACTTTGGTTGGTTAAAAAATACGGACTATCCAAAAACTGATCAAAAAATATTATAGTTTGAGGACTCAGTTCAATTTTTTCGTTAAAAGGGATTTCGTATTCTTTGAGATTTAATTCACTTACTAAAAACTCGTAACCTTTAAGGCTCAATCTTAAGCCGCCGCCCTCTTTAGTGCGTTTACTTTGCCACCATTCGTTTAGATGCAATCTTACATTTGCCGCATCCGTACTACGGTTCATTTCTTTAAGAAAAATTTTAGTAAATGTCTCTCTAGATATCATTTAATTATTTCGCCAGCAGTAAGTTTAACTACTTGAAATTCGTCACTGCTAAACATTCTATTAAGCTTTTTAGCTAGATTAATAGCATGTCCGGGATTACTAAAACTGACTTTTTTGTATTTTGGTCCAGGATAGCTCGTAAGGCTGTTAAAGCTCTTAAGATTAAATGGCTGATTTTTGTAAAATACAGCCCAGATAGCGTCTGAATCTAATACTTGTTCTGTCTTATACGTTTTTTTGTTTGTGTACTCGAGCAAAACTTTTGGTTTTGGTCTACTCATGTTATATGCGTCCTTTTAACTACGCATATATTTATCCATAATTAGGTATTGCTAAAACCACCGCCATCTAGCTTAATGACAATTTCTTCGGATTGTGTAGACTGGACTTTGCTTAAAATTGCATCGTAGTCTTCTAAAAGCTTTGCACTTAATTCTGCAAGACATAATGCCAAAAGTTTAGCATTTTTAATGTCTATTTTTATTTCTCTTTGTTGAGCTAATTCAGCGGCCTTTACCTGTTGTATAAACTGCTGAATAGGAATAGTATTAATCGGATCTGGCATTTGATAGCACCTGCTTCATTTCTAATTCAGTTTTAAAAGGACCTTTGTTTTCGTAGCGTTCAATAGTAATTAGCTTGGGACAAAAGCTTTTGACCCATCCTTTGTCAAATCTAATAATATAGTATCCTGCACAGTACAGACTTTTGCTATCTGGACTTTTTGTAAACAATGGTAATTTCTTTTGAACATTAAACATTGGGTTATACGGATGACAGCTAGTCGGGTATCCGTAAACATCTCTTATGGACTCATTACTTACAGTAGTTTTAATTTTTGTTTGAAAAAAATCTTTACCAAATGCTTTGATAATTTCTTCTTTCTTTCCAAAAAAACTTGATCCGTCTTTGCTACTTAAGACAAATTTATTATTTTCTTTTTTAGATAGCGTACCAATTTTTTCTCCGTCTTTTTCAACGATCCAAAATTTTCCATCTACAATAGGTTTAGCTTGAAATTCTGTCATAAGGTTACTCCTTGTATTTTGCCTGTAACGGTTCTGCATATTGTTGAATACTGTCCATCATTCTTTTCATATCATATAGTTGACAAAACTTAAGAAGACGAATGCCTACTTGATCAATATTTTTAGGTTTGCTGTTTTCAGCAATAGTTTGTTTAATAATGGCTTTAATATCGTCAGGCTGATGTTTCAAATCAATCAGTTGACGATTACGTTCGTAGTCGTCTAATACTCGGTGTTCTTTGCCTTCATGGTCGACCCAGCGTTGCAACATCATGTTGTTCCACGCGAATCCCTTGCTAGTACGATCTTTAAAAGCTTCTTCAAGCTTGTTTTTACGTACCTTTGGATATGCTGAGAATACGTTATCACTGCTGTCGCCACGCATACATTTCTCAAACAAGATCCACTCTGGATTGGGAATGTCTTTAGGCTCGCCAGTTTTAGTATCCTTAACCATTTTGCCTTTTTTGTCAAAGATGCCTTCGTGTGTAGTCAATGTTTCTGCTACACCGTTATATTGTTTGACATTAGGCGCAATTAACTGATGAAAGTCGCTGTCTGTCGAAATGATCACATGGTCATCATCGGGATGATTAGCAATCCAACCTGCAATAAGATCATCTGCTTCTAGCACAGAGTTTTGAAGTACTGTGGAATTAGTTTTGTTAATAACAAAATCTTTAAACGAATCAAACGTTTCCCAGAATAGTTTGTCTTCTTCTTGTTCTTTTACAGTCATAGCCGCACGAGTTTCTGCACGGTTAGCTTTATAGGGCTTGTAATAGTCCTTGCGCCACGAGCGACCTTCGAGACAGAATACAACATGACTGCCATCAAAGTCTTGCCATGCCTTTTTGATACTGTTAAAAGTAATGTGTAGTGCCATGCCTAACTTAATGTCAGCATCGCCACGAATAACGTGCCTAGCACGAAAAAATGTGTTAGCAGTATCTACTAAAATATAAGTCATGAAACCTCTGATTTGCCTTTTGAAATTGGAACAACATTTATAAAACCGGCACCGCGAGTAGTGTCTTGACCTTCTTCACCTAAAATGTTTCTAGCCAAATCTCTAAACCAACGATCCACAATTTCTTCATCTGGATCACCGTCAAAGCCGTAGCCTGCACGTTTTAATTCTAACACAAAATGTTCATTCCAGTCAAGTTCAAAAAAGCCGTTACGAATATTGTCTTTGTTAACATGTGTGTCCAGTACAGCTACCCAAGGTTCACCTTTGGCTGTAGCACGTTCTTTGGGAGTAAGTTTAGCCAGTTCTTCTTCTTCCAGAGCTTTTTGAACAGACGCTTCTGCTTCTAATCTAGCCTTCTCTGCTTCTTCAAGCTTTTGACGAGCAATCTCAACTTCTTCCTCTATCTTATCAAGTCCAAATACTTTCTTTAAAAGTTTCTTCATTATTTCCCCCATCCGTTACCCCACAAGTCTACGTGTAATCGTGGACTATAGTAGTAACCTCTTTTTAATGCTTCATCAGCAATATGAATTCTGTTATTGTCATAGACACTGACAACGCCCCCAACTGGCATAACATATACAGGGCCTTTAAATCCTGCACGTCTGTACACACCAACTGCGCGATCTACTTCTTCTAAATGCTCTAACGTAGACACTACAAATTTAAGATAAACAAAACCAACTTCTTGATAGTCAAGAATTACTTCTGGTTTAATAGTGTCAGCCCAATCTTCTCCGCTGGCACTTAACTTTGGACTTACGCTAAAGGTTACTTCTCTACCAGTATATTCATTCCAATTCCAAGCAATGAATGTTTTTAACTCTTTGTAAAGATGTTGAGTACCATTAGTCTCAAAAGTTACATTCCACAGATCTTGCATACGAGGATTTTTCAACAACGGTGTGTATAGTTGTTGCCAGCCAAGTAATGGCTCCCCTCCAGTAATAACTAAATGAACGTCATTGCCATTGTCCTGTGTCCATCGTTTGTTAGGAGTGTAATCTAACATTTTGTCTATACATTCGTCTAGTGTATAGTACGGACTTAACTCTTTGAATGCAGGATGCCAGCTAGCATAACTGTCACACCCTGTGTTTACTAAAGGTAGCTCTTCAAAAGTTTTCCATTTATTAAAAGAAACCTGTTGTTCTGCTACAACATCTGCTTCTGTACTTAATTCTCCTTTAGGCATGCCAAACCCAGCACACTTAAAGTTACAACCAAATGTACGCAAGAAAATAGAAGGCACGCCTACAAAGCGTCCTTCTCCTTGAGCAGAATAAAACATTTCACTTATTTTAATTTTTTCCATGCTTGTTCCTAAATTCTTCTACGTCCTTTACTGCTAATTGTAACACATTAGCATAGTTAAGAGCAACCTGTTTATTCATCATAATACAAGTTTCAAAATTAGTATGTCCTTTGGTTAGCAATTGCCAAATATGACTCCAACGTGACTTACTCCAAAAATTGGTTCTAGTAGTTGTGTAAATGGTTACAGTAACGCCAGTATCTTCTGCCTCAACATCTATAGTGTGAGTACAATCGTTGTCGCCGCACTCACATACGGCTTTGTACATTTTGCTAGAACCCCATTCACTTACTAGCAATACACCTTTTGCTGGCTCTTGAGCTATCATAGTTTTAGATTCTCCATCATTGCAATTTTAGCAATACGATCTCCAAAGTCTTGATCATTAGTAATGATATAGGTAGTAGTATCGTTATAATCATTTTTACGATCGTAACGTCTAAACTCTACAACCTTTCCACCTACTGCACTATACACTTTGAAGTTTAAGATAGGATCGTCTCCGCATGTTGCAGCCTCGTCTCTACTAATTAACCTATTGCCAGTAGACATCTTAATATTCTCTTCTAATTCTTGTCCTTGGTAAGCCCAACGCCACAATAATTTTTTAAACCACTTCATAATTTTTCACTTAATAATATACGACACAGATTGGCGTCTTTTTTTGTTTTAAAAGTAAATGTCATAAAGTCTGGATAAGGTTTATAATAAAATCTATTTCCAGGTAATCCAAATACTTCTAGTACACTAGCACACGTTTCATTCCACCATTGATTGTTTTGATTATGCCACTTAATTGTGATCACTTGATCATCGGGCAGGTTGTTTTGCCACCAATCTGGTTTAGGAGGAATGTCTAACTTTTTATGTTTCTTTTTTGTAGTTTCCACGTTCTGGAATAACATGTCTTACGCCTCCTCTAGGATCTTCCATATCACCATTGCGTCTTGGAATCATATGAATGTGTGGCCACATAACAGTCTGCCCACTTGCTTCTCCGTAGTTAATACCTACATTAAAGCCGTCCCACTCTTTTAACTCTACACCTCTACGGCCTTCTCGAAGAGCGTCTTCCATAGCCTGCATTACAATAGTGATAGTATTGTACTTGGGAACAAATAACAAGTGGCCTTCAGTTACTGGATACTTGTCTTTGTACACAGCAACATGAAAGTCTTCTCGAACAATATTGTCCCAAGGTGCTTCACTATCGTCAATATCATCGGGGCCTTCAAAAAATTTATCTGTCATTGTTAATCCTTACCGTGCCATTCTTCACCTGTGTCTACATTAGTCAGTTGAATTGGACCGTAAATCCAATGTTCAGTATCATCGTTAGTCCAGCCATCGCCTTCCATTCCTTCGTACCAATCTTCATCCCAAAGTGCTTGAATACGCTCACGTTCTTCTTCAGGCATGTCATCAGGGAATGTCCATTCGACCCAACAACCGTCGTTCATATCTTCCATTTCCCAATCATAGTCGGTACATAAAACATCATACCCGTCAGGATTATCTAGGTCAATGTCAGGACGTTCGTCACTTTCACAGGTCCAATTTCCCCAACGAAACCCTTCGTCTTTAGTTACAGTTATACCGTCTTTATACCAAAATTGGCGTTCGACAGCATTCTTTTTATGATAATTAGTAATTTTCCAAATAGCCATAGTAGTTACCTCGGTGCAAATTCTTGTTGTAGTTTAATATTGTCAAAAAACTCTTTCTTTGTATTGCCGTCTTCTTTAAACGCACCTTTCAATACTGTAGTCTGAGTCAGTGAACTGTGTGCCATAATGCCGCGATTCTCACAGCATCCATGTACTGCTTGAATATATACTCCTAGATCTTTGGCACCTGTGGCTTTTTCGATCTCCCTAGCAATGTCATTGCAAAGTTCCTCCTGGAGAGTACCACGTCTGGCGCACCACTGTGCGATACGTGTGTACTTTGAGAGACCAATAAGTTTCTCGGCAGCAATAAGGCCAATGTAAGCAACGCCAGTAACGGGTTGGTGATGATGACTACACATACTGCGAAGCTCGCTACGGACAACCAACATACCTTCGTAACGGTCCTCCGAATCATTTGGGAACGCTGTTGCGTCTGGTGATGGTTCATATCTTCCTGCCATTATTTCATTAAAGTACATTTTAGCAAGACGTCTTGCTGTACCTTTACTGTTAGGATCGTTTTCTCTATCAATAAGCAATCGATCTAATACAAGTTCAAACGCTTCTGTTGCCTCGTCAATTAGTTTTTCTACATCACCTTCATGTAAGTAGTCACTGATATTGTCGCCTGCCCAGAAACGTTTCTTATCACGTTTCATTTTAAAGCGAAGATGATCACCAAGATACGCTTCTTCGTAGCCTTTGTCACTCATCATTTCCCCCGCTTTAATATAGACTTCCTTGTTCAAAGGTACATAATCGTCTTTGTACTCATCCTTGACAAAGTCTTTATCAATTTTTGTATTAATTACGGGGTCTGGTTTAAATTTTGCTGTCATTATAGTTTTCTCCGAGTTATAGACGTGGATGTCTATGCGTTATTATACAGACTTATTTAGGTTTATGCAACCTCAAAAGATCGTTTTTCTTTACTGCTGCCTTCAAAGTATTCAGGTTCACGCCTTTTTTAGAGGCAAATTTAATTAAAGCATCCGTATCTTTTGGAAAACATGCACCGCCAAAACCAAATTGCCCATCCGGACCTGGTACAGCCATATGACTGCCGCCTAATCTAGAGTCACTCATTAACAGTATAGACATTTTGCGCCAGTCATAGCCTAGACTGTCTGCTAGTTCGTACATTTCATTCATGAACACTACTTTGGTAGCAAGAAATGAATTGATAATATATTTTGTTAAAGCAGCCTCACCTATTGATGTATATGCAGCCGCTTTAATTGGTTGTACAAATTTTAGTATTCTTTCAGCTTCTCGTTGATAGGCCAACACCGCACCGCCAATTATAACATGCTCTTGTGTAAGAAAGTCATGTACTGCATTAGCCGCAGTTAAAAACTCTGGAACATGAACTAGATTAGGGTATACTTCTTGAATTCTTTGATAAAAATCAGGAGTAGCGGTAGTTTTACTAATAATAACGTTTTTATAATCTTTAAGAAGATATAAAACAGAATTTAGTATACTAGTATCGCATTCGCCATTGTCTTTACTAGGACTAGGAACACAGACAAATACAGCTTCGCAGTCTATAAGGTCTTGATAAGTGCCAGTAGATTTACTAGGATCTGCATCTACGCAGATTATGTTTCCTGTAACATCTTGATATGCTCGAGCAATAGCACCGCCTACATATCCTGCACCTACTATGCCAATTTTAGGACCTGGAAATAAATTCATTGTATTCATTCTTTGTGTGTTTCATATCGTCTCTCCTGATGATTCCAGTGACGATTATCGTAGAAATTAAAATCAAAACAGTAACTTAATAAACCAATACAAATGTTTAATCCAGCGTGGTCTCTTCTAATGGACCAATCAAAGCTAATTGCTAGTATAGTAGAGTCTCTATACAGTTGATATTCAATAAACTTGTGCAAAAATACAGTACTAAAACATCCACCCCACAAGTGTTTAAAATCTTTATTAAAAAAATTATTAATAGTTATATTAAAATTGATCATGTGGTTGGCCCAGGCTGCATATTTTTAAATCTTTTTCTACATGCTTCTTTTACGTCTGCTGGAATATCAGGATGCCATTCTGCCATGCCACAGTCATAGATACGAACTCGTTCTTCAGGCATGGGAATAGCGGCCAATACACCTACCCAAATTATAGTAGCTATTAAAAAGCCAAGAAAAAATTTCATTTTAGCCAGTACTCTTCCCAGGGATAGACCAACCAACAGTCATCCTCTGCTTTGTTAACTTCCCAGACAGAATAGTCAACTGATTCTTTACTAGCCAAATTGTTAGTAAGCGTAGCAAAGCGTACATTTTGTCCCCATACATAATTCCAACGTTCGTCATTGGGCAAACAATTTGATTGCCAGTCTTGTTTAATCCAAGCAATAGTAGATCCTTGATCATTAATATCGTCTACTATTAAAATGTTTTTGCATAATGGGTCTCCATCTTTTTCTGCGGCATTAAATCCGTAGGCGTCCTCGGCCATTCCGCAGTTACTAACACAAGATCCTCCGTCACGTAAACTAACATCTAACGATTGCATTGGAACTTCTAAATACTGGCTTAATAAGATAGCAGGCACTAGCCCGCCTCGGGTAATGCCTACAATGTAATTTGGTCGCCAGTCGCTGTTGTTAATTTGTCGAGCAATATCTAAACATGCTCCTTCTATTTGCGACCAATTATAATATGTTTTTTTCATTTTTTAAGTTCGTCCCACATTCTATATTTAGAAAGTGTATTAATGTAGTCATCATACTTTTGTTTAAGTAACGGATAATTTGCCTCTAGTTTAACATCTCTTTCAGGAATCATCAAGACTTTTTCAATTGTGTTTAATCGTTCTTCCAAGTCACGTCCGTTTAGTACCATCCGACCTTTAACTTCTAATTCGGCCGGACTATTTTTAACAATCATTACATTTTCGTTTGGATTAGCCCAGGTTAGTCCACTAGAGCCGTTTGTTAAAAATTGTCCGCTGGTATTAGTTGTTGTAGTTGTATAAGTTAGTGGAGGAACTGCACCATATCCGGGATACGAGTTAGATGCACTAGTAATATTAACTGGCGCTGATACTTTGCTGTTTACGTTCATATAGATATTTCTCGTTGTGTATCCATTTGTTATTAACTAGGAATCCCCAATCTCTACGTTGTGGTCCTGGCATAAACAATGTCCATGCACTTACACTAGGATCTAGTTCAATACGATGATAACTGTTAGCACTACAAATACGAAAATGGCCCGGGCCACGCCAATGTGCTATTTCTCCAAACTTGCGACCTTCTTTATCAAACTGTGGAATCCATTCCCAATAGCCACCTTTTAAAATTAAAGTAGCGTAAGGCCATGGATGATCATGCACATCATCGGGATCTGATTTAAGAAACTTGTGTAGAAACACATTAAATGGAAACCATGTTCTGTCCTTAAGGAAAACATAGTACCGTTCAAGGTACGGTTCATTTTCCACACGGTCCATAATAATTCTTTTACGGTCATTTCGTTCTAATAAATTAAAGAATTTATTTTTTAGGAGTTGGGTTATCATAGTCGTCCTTTACCAGCTTATAAATAGTTTCAAAATTTCTCAATGCAATTTCTAAACCAGGATATTTACTACACATATCTTTGACTCTATCCCAGTCGGGAAATTTATCTATCCATTCAGCTTGATTAAATTCCCAGTTATTAACATAGCTAGATGCATCAGACGTTATAGTATATACAGGCCCGCCGGCTGCTCCGGTTAATGTGATTGTATCACCGCTATATGATGACATTAAGTTGTCATTAGGCAGCGTGATAGTAATAGAATCTAAATTAACACCGGTGCCGCCAGCACTAATCATTACTTCGTTAAGTAAATCGTCTGTATAATTCTTTGGCTGAAAAGAATTGCTCATGTAGAGCCTCCGTTTGTTTTTTCAACATAGGCAATCTAGTTTTATAATTGTCCATGTGTGACATTATAGCACGGCATAGGTCGGGTCTAAACGTAGTGTAGGTATCGTAATCTTCTGTCCATTTACTTGGATATTTGAATGTATCAAAATACATTTCACTGTATGAAAGACGGTCTGGAACCATAGGAATAGCATCCACTACTGCACCTTCATAACAACTAATGCCCAATGTCTCTTGCAAATTAGCACTGAATACTAGTTTAGCTTCGCCCAACAAATTATGATATTCGTTCTTTGTCAGCTGTTGTTCCTGACAAACAACAAACTCGTATTGCGGCAACCAATGTTTTAGATCTCTAAAAATATCAACCTGCTTCTCTGGAGCAATACGATGAGGAAATAAAATAAGATCACGCTTGGGCATATTCTTATACATAGTCAACGTATCTTCCATATACTCCATAGGCCATCCTGTGCGTACAATCTTGCCACTGGTTTGGTAGTCGTCGTAATCTTCCTCATACCAAGGATTCTCACGTTTGTAACCATCTTCTAACAAGTTGTCTACAAACATTCTAATGTGAAAGTCTGTGGCAAAATAATTGTGGTCAATAGAATTGAAGAAACTTTTCTCAGCATGCCTAACCCATTTAGCTCGACCAATTAGTCTACCTAGAAAGTCTTGTGGATCATAACTACCAGCATGCCATAGAGCGTGAATCGTTACAGGAATCTGTAATAACTCACTCGTGTATTTTAAGTTTATGATACCAGGATGCCAGGCATCAGTAAACAAAAAATGATCGCCTGGCTTAATTGCTCCGGATGTAAATAAGCGACTAAATTCTTCAACTTGGCGAGACTTATAGATATTAGTGCCGCCAAAATTGAGAAAGGCACCAGGAGTAGTGGCAGCAGGAATATCTTCAGGACCAGAGATAACTTGAACCTGATGTCCTGATCTTTTAATGATTTTAGGTACATGTTCTTTCCATTGTGCCGTATAACGAGTTTCAACAGCTTCTAAATCAACAATGTATATCATTGACGGTTATAGTTTCTGTTATAGTTGCCACCACCACTGCGATTGTATTCACCACGTGGCTTACGTTCACCGTTCCACGGCTTACGTGGGCGAGTTGAGTGATAATAGTTATTCCAAATTTGACTATCTCTATTGTAGAGATTAGCTGGATTAAACTCTACCATTTCAAAACGGAAAAAGTCATGAAACTTTTCAAGATCATCAAAGATCTTTACAATTTCAGGGCGGGTTTCGAAGTAAGAAACATTTTTATAATTAATAGCCATAATAGCCTCTTCTAGTTAGTACTTAATAAATGAACCATTTTCTCCGTCTTCGGAGACCTCAATCCAAACCTCACGGCCAGGATACTTTAGTGCAATGATGTTATGTAAGTCATCTGACATCATTTCACAACTCTTGTAGTCAAGACTCAAAACGGAACCTTGACCATTATACAGCGACTCGAGCCAACGTTTGAATTGGATGAATTCGATGTCCCTGTCATTATGGAGCACATTGATCCACACCCTGAAATGAAAGATGTGGCGATGAGGGTAACCCAAAAACGATACGTCATATTCGTCTCCTGTTGCTAGATTAGGATCTGTTAGTGCCGCAGGATACTTATGAATTCCTTCCTTGCGGAAAGTAACCCAGATCATTTTATTAGGGCGTACATCTTGTTTAATAATCATTTAATTAAAGCCTCAGCTACTAGTTTAAGATCATTTTCTTCCATAAAGAATTCATATGTTGATTCGTTATCAACATTGCCTTCTTTATCTTTAGTACATTGAATAAAATGAACAGCATACAATCCTTTAGGATTAGTACACTCCCACTTTTTAATGCGAAGTTGAAATCCGGGGCTATCTTTGACAATGATTTCTTTCATTTTAATACCTTGTCATTTTTATATTGTAACCAGTCTGTGAACTTACTACGATCCATTAGTGTATGTAGACTGTGGGACCATACACCGGGATTAGTTGCCTTAAAATCTTTGTCATCGATTTTAAGCATTGTATTATAATTCCAAAGTTTTACATAAGGAATTGGAACTCTTATCTGCGGAATAAAATTATCGTATTCACAATATCCGCTTTCGTGAAATTCTTCAACTTGACTTATAGGAATATCTAAACTACAAAGATAATCTCGATTAAGAAAGTACATAATCATGTCTTCCCACGCTTTGTGTTCTTCGTAGCTCTGCGGATTAAAACTGTGATTAGCACCAAAGAAAATATGCTTAATATGTTTGGAACTATCAATATGCGAGTTTTCTTCGTTTAAAAGATGTTCAATAACCTGCTCATGTTGAACACCTGTAACAAACAGAGTACGCATGCCAAATGCAGGAGTGTGTTCAACTTCGTTGCCAACAAAAAAATCTATGTTATCTGCTGTGCCGGTCGAATAATCACGATTCATTCTTTTCTACCTTGGACTGTTCGTATTGTTTAAAAAGTCTACTCACATCTTCCATTCGTTCTTGAAACACATCCGGCGCTTGAGCAGAAGCGTGTCTCATATCCCACTCGCCGGGATAGTGTCGAAGAAGTCGTCGAGCCTCTTGACGTACTGCCAATGGAACACGTTTTGTTTCGCTAGAGAACGATAATGCTTCTAGAAATTTGGCTGTCTGCATAACAGCACGATATCTTTCGTCTGGTAGTGTCATTCTTTTACCTGTAATTCTAGCTGGTCTAATTT